GCACTTGATTTAGATTCGATGTACAGATTGTCATTGACGCCTGCAATTCTTTCAAATCGTTCTGGCACGTCAGCGCTATTCGTTAGCTTGTAAAACGTCTCCCTTCGTATCTCCGCTCGTTCCAGCAGATTCGTCACTGTCAGTTGATTCTTTGCTATTAATCTGTTCATCTTCTACCTCTTCTGTATCTTCAATCCACCTTTTGATTTCTGTCGAAATGCCATATGTATTAAAAATAACGCGGATAGCCTCGGATTTTGTCATGACGGGCACGTCGATAATTTGACGTTGCTCAGCGATAACTACATCTGCTTTAATCATTCTTGTTCCTCCTATTCCCAAACTTCGCAATTATATGTTGCCTTAGCGCTGATTTCACTTGCTGAAACTGTAATAGATTTACCAGTTTTGTATTGGTTGCCAGAGCCGCCGAAACTAGTATTTAACACGCCATTTTTATCAAATTTGCTCCATTTGTAAGTTTTTGACGTGTCTGAACCACTTGCGTCAAGTTCTTCACCGTTTTGATAAAGTCTCGCTTTTAGCACTGTTGAGCCCTCTCCGTTTTTAAAAATGTTACCAGCGCTTGATTCGATAATTAACTGGATAGGGTCTGACATGTCGACGATTGTGCAGTTACCAGTCGATTTTTGGCCACTGTTGCCACCGCTTGACTTATCAATACATACAACCTTATATGTCTGTGCGTCAACGACTGCTGCAGGTGTTACTGTTAGGATACCTTGGCTAGTTGTGTTCGTGCCTGGTGCTACGTTTGGCGTTTGACCAGTCGTAGTTGACGAACATAAGTGCCAGCCAATACCACCGTCGGCATCATAGCCGGTCGATGAACTTCCAGTCACTGTTGTGTCCAAATAGAAGAATTTGAACTGTTTGTTATCGTTCGAAAGCGTGTTGCCTTTGTACAAGTCTGCGTTGACTGTTAGACTAGCAGGTAGATTGTTTCTAAACGTATTTCCGTTGCCAGCATACACATTCAAAACATTGCTATCTCTACCAATTTGAGTAACAAACAAATCTATTTGCGCATGGAATTGCACGTCGAGGTCTGTTACTGGGTCTTTCCATGTACCTGATGCTTCGAATCTTTTTGAGCCTTTTGAGGGGTCGATGTTGACTTTGGTTGTCAAATTTTCATTGTGTGTTCCAGATAGATATTGATTATCTGTGTTCGTTGTCGATGTGATTTCTGTCTTAGTAGCACCATCAACCACATACCATTTGACTTTACCGACGTTGTTCAAAATCGTTGCTGATGAGCCAGCTTTAGTAAGATTCAACGTCAATGTTTGAGCGCTTGAAGCGTATGACGGATTGTAAGTTGCAGCTGTTTGATTGTAAAGCTGCGTCGTTGATTTGTTTGCTGTAATGAACGCACTGAGAACTGGTGCGTCTGAAAGGTCAACAACAGTGATTTGACCACTTGCTACTTTTACCATTTTTAAAATCTCCCTTAATTTCTTTTTCCTATGTATTCAACATCACAAAAAAAGCTTGCTCTCCTGAACAAGTCTTCTTGTGTTAATTTAATTGTCTTTTGAGAGTACGAATGCGCTCGATTCCACAATTCGTCGGGTGTTTCGTCATCCTTGACTTTCGTCCATATGTAACTAAATTCAGTTCCATCTTTGTCAATTTCTTGGCCGCCACGCCACAAAGTAGCAGTCAAATTCGTCGAGATGATACCATTTTTAAACACATTTCCGTTCGAAGCACGCACTTGCAATTCGATTGGTTCAACTAGATTGACGAGAGTCGCTTCGGTTTTAGCAACTTCTTTTCCGTCGATTAGTGCACTAACAAATAAAACAGCTTTGTCATTAATTGCATTGCCGTCAACTGTTAACGCACTTTGATTGCCAATGACATCACCTTCGAGCTTCCACTGCCATTGACATTCGACATCTTTGCCAGCTTTTTCAAGTCTTGCGTCAATTGTGGTTTGGCCGTCGTAATTCTTAAAAGTCAAGCCGTTATCAGTGTTGAGTCTAATTGTGTAAGGTGCTGCCTCTTCGGCCAATTTTTCGACTTGCTTCATGAGCGCATCTGCTGTTTGAGCAAACTTGCGCTCAAAATTGATAAAGGTTGATTTAGTTACTTTTTCTTCCAGTATGTCTTCTTCAAGTTCTGATACTCGAGCTTGAACATAAAGACCTGGTTCAAAATGTTTATCATCAATTAATGTTTGGGTGTCACCAATATCGGAATCAATGGCACCTTCAACATCGTATGTAATCTCAGGAACACTTTTCTTTTGGATTTCTCCGTACATGTAAGCCCAAAGAGCTTCTTTAGTCTCGTATTGCGTTTCGCCTAAATCTTCAACAATCCAGTTATCATTTGATTTTTTACCAACAGATGGAAAACGGTCGCGAGATTGGGGCGCATACACCGTCATACCACTCGAATAATAAAGTAATCGATTATTATCGTCATAAATCTTTTTATTAAGACCGTCGATAGTCAATCCATCTTTACCAGTAGCACGAATTGCCGTTCGGAGGTCCTTAATGTTGTCGCTGTAATTGATGACCTTGAGTTCTTTCCCAACTCGTACAGGCTTACCTTTCCTGTTCGAACCAAGATTGCCGGCTCTGTAAACATTTAGAATTTGACGTTTCAACGAATAATCTTGATTGAGTTCCACAGCAAATTCAAGCTCTGCGCCAAAACTATTAGCAATCGAGAACAGTCTCGATAGGATTGTATCCGTTCCTGTCCATTCCAATTTGATACGTTTGTCTGCCACTTCGTTGACACCCAATTCCAACGAATGCTCTGGGTCGTAATAAGCGAGATATTCAGCAAACGACATCGCTCTATCAGCCTTGTGAGTTCCACGTTTTTCATTATTTAGTTCAAGACCTACAGAATAAGCTTTAATTTCGACTTCATAAGCCTTCTTGCTGAAATCCATGATATTGAGCCAATAATCGCGATTTTTATAGCGAAAAGCAAGTTTGCACCCCGAACGAATCGTGTCAATACTCTTTGAATTGTATTTGAGAGTTAAAACACTTGCGGACCCAGCCAAAAACCGATGCAGATTAGCACTCTTATACTCAATCCCTGCAACATTATCAAAAAAACCGATACTATGAGTATCAGTTGAATCGCGAATTGCAATACGTACATTTCCCATGATTAGACGTACACCTCCTTGATTGTTGCAGTGGCGCTTTCAATTTCACCAAAGCTTGAGATGTTGAGCTGAACTTTTGTTTTCCCTGGAGGAACTTTAAAATACTTCGTTCCAAGAATTTCATCATCTAAACGAATTTGCTTGTTAACTCGAATTTCGCCAGCACTTCCATCAATTTCAATCACAGCACCGTCTGGATAGCGGTTCGGAACATCTTTCCAGTAAGGTACGTGTAATTCTTGAAATGTAAAATCGTTCAGATAGTGGTGTGTCACGAATTGACGTACTGAACTATCCGAACCCGCATAATTACCGACGAAAAATTGAATTCGCTTTGCTTTCTTTCCGTTTAATTGACTGGCTGAAAAAGGATAGTACCCGCCATTGTAGAAAAATTGAACACGATCTTTTTCTTTGACAAGGTCGAACATATTGCTGCCTTGTATGCGCGAGTTGTTTCCGTACGGATTTGGTGGGATCCATAAACTTGGCGTCAAATCAAATTCTCGTTTGACAATGCTACCACCATTCCCGTCGCCTAAAAGGAAACGAATTGCAGCTTTGTTTTGAACACGATTGTTCTTCTCTATGGCCATACCAGCCAAAAGATGGTTATCCTCGTCAATGACTGCTAAGCACCACTCGCCGTTTTGTGTTTCAAAACCAGTTTCAAACCAGGCTCTTGCCCAGATGTACCATTGTTCAATAGGTGTCTCGAGTACGTACTCTTTGCATGCGCCGTACCATTGCGCGCCTGCGCTCGTCGAAAAATTCGCTGGCATAACACCTAAACGTCCACCAAGTTCACTATCATATCCCATTTGAGTGGTTACAATTTTGTTTGGATTTTCGTAGAACGTAGTTCCATCTGTCCAGTTGGCAAAATCGCCTTTCTGGTTGGATAACAAAGTAACGTTCTTACGGTCGATATAACCGTCTTCTTCGTCATATTTCCCATACTGCAGTAGACCGTAAGGACTAGTTACTGCAATAAAACCAGATTCTTTTTTAAGTTTGATTTCATAATCGACAGTGACTTCTTCACTGCCATCATTAATAATCTCAGCTTCGAAAATTCCTGAATCATTCTTCTCGAATTCAAACGTTCTTGTATAAGTAGCGTGAGCAAGACCATCTGGAACGATAAATTTGATAGTCCCTTTACCGCTTAACCTATATTCGCTAAAATTCAAATCACCACTTGGGATTGCATAGAATACACGATTAGGATAAATGTCAAATGTTAACTCCTTAGGTTCTTTAACATTAAGAGCGGATTGAAGGAAATCATAGCCTTCGCTACTTTCGTATTCAACATAAAATGGTATTGATATCGTTTTATGTTTTCTACGAGTATAGTTGAATTCAGAACCACTTAAAATTGTATTCTCTGTAACTTGAGGGTCAAAATCAGCGCCTTTCCATAAACTGAACCCTTCTAAAACTGTAATATACTGTGTAAGTTCTACACCATTAAAAGTCACTTTTACCAAAGGCTACCACCCCCTTCCATAAACTGCATCTAAGATTGAATCCATTGACTTTTGTTCGTCTGAAATTGGTTTCGCTAAGATTTTTACAACAGTTTCTTTATCGACCTCAATGTGTAGTTCAACAGGCCGATTTGCAAGCCTATCAATCATAGTCATTGCTTGACTATCATCAAAGCTAGCTGATGGAACTGCAAATGCTGTCGGTGCCATCGGCATCGGATAATTTGGCTTGTTTGGATCTAAATCAACCGCCAAAACATTTCCTTGAAATTCATCAGCGATTGCACTAGCCATACCAGAAACCGTTGATTGAACTGTTTTAAATTGCTCTTGCAGTCCTTGGTTTAAACCTTGCATGATTGCTTGACCTGCAGGTCTTAAAAGCACTCGGTCATAGCTGATAGGCCCTTTGTGTTTCCTAATCCAATCGGCAATACCACCAACGAAGTTCTGTACTGCTCCCCAAGCCGATTTCAAGCCACCAAGAAAGCCATTCATAATTGCTGCACCAGCACCAGAAAGATTGATATGTGCCAAACTATTGAAAGTATTTTTGACACCGTTGATGACGCCATTAACCGAGCTTGAAACAGCTGAAACACCACTACCAAATGAAGAGAACACGCCTTTGGCTGTATTAATCGCCCCACCAATTGCTGAAGCTACTGATTTGATAACACTCCCAACGCCGCTCCAAACCGCAGAAATGGCACTGCTAACAACATTTGCCACGTTTGCTGCACTTGTGAAAGCTGATTTGATGAAATTAATAGCAACATTAATGCCGTCCCAGGCACTTGAAATCGCACTTTTTAAAACAGACCACGCCGTTGAACCTTCTGCTGACATAGCTGAAGCAACTGCACCAACGTTCGTAAACATTCCGACAACAAAACCTGCTTTTTCAGCGACTGTACTTAAAACTGGTTGCATTGATGAGAATACATTTACAACCGCTTGAATGATAGGTGTTAAAAATTCAATAACACCTTTTAAAGTATTGAAAACAGTGCTTATTCCTGTCAAAACACCGCTAAACACACCACCTAAGAATGAGCCTAAAACTTGGAATGCAGGCGTTAATGCGCTGGCCAAAATACTTACCAACGGTTGAGCTGCATTCCACAATGCGACAAACGATTGGACAACTTGGTCAATAGCTGGTCCTGCGATTGTCATAAATTGCTCAAACCCAGCTTGTAGAGCTGGAATAATAGATTCAATCAAAGATTGAATACCACTAAAATCCATTTGCGTGAACCCGTTAACCAACGTTTGAATAACTGGCTGTACAGCACTGACAACTGATTGAAACAGCGCAGGTAATTGTCCAAATGCTGTTTTCAACCCGTCAATAACAGGCTGTACTGTTGCTTGAATTTGAGAAAAACTAGATGTCATTCCAGCAATCATGCTAGAAAAATCGATATTGATACCTAAATTAGAGAACAACCCCTGCAAATTTTGTTGTAATTGAGGTGCTGCAGCTGAAATAAAAGTCCCGATTGCGCTTGGTAAACCAGAGAATACTCGACCTACCATTGGTATGAAATTGCCGAACAAGAATGTTGAAGTTGTTTCTGCAAGTCCTTGAAGCGAAGGTGTAATATCAAGCTCGCCATCAGCTATATTACCGATAACATCTTGCCAAGCTGCTTTCATGGAATTAAAAGAACCTTCGATTGTAGTCGAAGCTTCTCGTGCTGTGGTTCCTGTAATGCCAAGGCTATCTTGTACAGCATGGATTGCTTTAACAGTATCTGCGAAATCACCGACGGTATAATGTTCACCAGTTAGCTTTTCGGCATCTTTCATCAAGCGTTCCATCTCGGATTTAGTACCACCATAACCTAACTTAAGGTTGTCCAACATAGCATAGTTACCGCGAGCAAGTGATTGATATGTTTGAGTGATAGAATCCATATCAGTACCCATTTTGTTCGCGTTGTCGCTCATATCTGTCATTGCCATGTTGGCTAGTTCTGCAGCTTTAGCTGTATCGCCACCTAGCGAACTAATCAAGCTAGCAGAAAACGATGTAACGTTCTCCATGTACGCATTTGCAGACATTCCAGCTGATTTAAACGATTGCTGTGCATAGTTCAAAACTGTTTGAGCAGAATCTTTAAAAAGTGTTTGGATACCACCAATAGATTGTTGCAAAGCTCCACCTTCAGTAATCGAAGAAGCAAATACTTTACCAATTCCTGCAGCAGCAATAGCGCTAGTTGCAGTTTTGATAAGCGTAGAACTTAGATTAGATCCTGCAGATTTCCCAGCAGATATTGCTTCTGGTGAAATTGCACCTGTGATGGAACCGCTAATACCTTTAGCAGATGGAATGATTTGGACATATGCTTTACCTAATTCAGTTGCCATTATTTACCTCCAAATCTTTCAAAATTCGTGCTCTAGCTTTCTTGAATTCCTCACCAGAATCAAAAACAGATTCTTCACGCTCTTTCGGCTCGCTAGTCATGCTTTCAACTAGTGATTTTGGAACGTTGCGTCCTTCGTGGCCGTCTTTTGTGTTCTGCCAAGCCAAAATACCAACTCTATCAGCAATACTCGCTAATAATAAAGTTTTTAAAGGTATTTTTTGACCAGACATCTTCATCTTGATTCGCGAATCATCACGCAATCCTACAGAAAAAACAGCCACCAAATCTGCTGGTAGCTGTCTGTAGTTATATATGTGGTAAGTTTCCGCTAAGTCGCAAATCAGAGCGTCTTCATCTGTCTTTATCATGCTAGCGAGGATAGCTAGTTTTTTACTTGAGCATTTCCAAAAATGTCTTTGATTTCTTCAACCATTTTTTCGATTGGGACAAATCCATCTTCGTCACGAACGTGGTCTTTTAACGCTGCCACCTGGTCGCCAAGTAACATTTTTAAAATTTTCGGCATTAACAGTTCGTTCTCATCAACCTCACTAATCAATTCAACAAATTCATAGTTTTTTAACTGCTTTTCATCAATTTCGAATTCAAACCCCGTTGATGTTGTACCTGTAATCATAAAATATTATTCCCCTCCTGTATTATTTTGACGAATAATGTATTCGTGGTGTGTATCACCATTCGCGTCTGGATAACATGTAACTGTTGTTTCATAGCCAACGTTGTCACTATGATTGTATGTGATTTCACCAACTTCAGTAACTTTAGCATTAGGCAATACAATACGCTTCAACGCATTGTCTTTAAGCACTGTATCAATGACTATTGAATGAGGTGGTAGCTCGCTAGCGTTTGATTTAATTGTAATCCCAGTTTCAAGCGTTCCTGACACATTATCTTCACCATAAACTTCTTTTAACACGTCGATATTCAAGGCTTCGATTAGTGTGTATTTAAAAGTGTCTTTCTTTTCTGTTTGAACAGTGTTGACAATCTCACCACCCCAACTTTTGATGTCATCCGTTGAACGTTCATCGGAATTAGTAACACCATCTTCAGATACAAAACCGAGGTCTTTAAACGCTGTATTTAAAGCGGTTGTTGCATCGGTTGGTAATGCTGTTCCTAAAGGTGCGCTAAAAATACTGCCACCAACTTTAGGTTTTGCAGCTGTTACATTACTTGCTTTCATTTATTTCTCCTTTAACAATAATTAATATCAAACACCGCTTGATAGCGATATTGTTTAGTTTCTGCATCAGTAAAATTGTAATCACTGTTGAGACTAACGCCAGAGACGTTAGTGACCTCAACAAGATTACTCATTACCGTTTTAACCTCTTCATTAAGCAGTGCAGCTTCGTATAATGAATCAGCATAGCTTTGGACAGCAATCGTAGCTCTTTTTAACTGATTCAAACTACTGCCACCCGTTTTTTCAAAAATAACGAATTTACCTGTTAGTTTTCGTTCTTTTTCTAGCAAAACAGGTACCTCAAGACGACTGTCCAAAAATTGTTTTAAAATCAATTCAATCACTTGCTCACCGCCTTCAAAAGAGTATTATTTTTCAAGTTATCTCTTTTGGCTTTAAAACTGCTGGCTGTTATCATTGCATTTGCACGATTTCGCCCGACATAAACATCTTGTTCGTAACCGTCACCGCATTTATTACGTATGCGACCAGCTTCTTCTGTTAAAATTTCTTGCATAGCACTTGACTTCATTAATTCGGCAACACCTGCTCGATTAAGCTCGAATTTAATTTTACTCATATCGTTCAACCATTACCTTTCTATTCCAGTCAAGTGGAATTAAATCAGGAATTCCTTCTAACGGGATACCAACAGTGTGCCAAGTTTGGCCAAAGAATCTAACTTTCTTATCAATCCAGTCATTTGTATCATCTTTTGGAATTGCAAGAGTATATTCAATCTTCTTACCGTCAAGATTAAGCTGGTTAGTAACATCATCTGTTGAAGCTGGCGCTACTAGCACATTTTCAACATCAATCTCACTTTCCACAACTATCTCTTTTCCAAACGGGTCTTTTCTTGTGACTGTTTCACCAACAAGTGTGATTGTAATACCTTTTAATCTACTCATAAAAGTCAATCACCCCATAACGTTGACGTTTAAGACCTAAACGTTTCAATTCACTTTCTTTGATAAACAGACCTCCGCCAGGGACTAAAAAAGAGCCACTGTAGGAATATCCTAGGGCACTTTCTGTCATCTGCGTCATTGGTTCTTGGTCGGTGGACGTCATCAATGTTCGTGCTACTACGTCGACAGTTACAGATTTTAGTACATTAGCAAAAGCAACGCTGTCCGCTGCTTGCTGATCTAAATCTTTGCCAACTTTCTCACCCTCAAAGCGAAGAGAATCAGAAACAATTTCTAATAGTGCTTCTGCTCTCTCTACTTCTGCAGGTTTCAAACTGCGCCACAACCTTTCTAGGTCGGTAGTCGACGCAAAATTACTCATAAGCCACCTCCTAAGAAGCGCCTATTTAGCTTCTTTTTCTTCTTTTTTTGTTTTTCTAGTTTTCTTGACTGGTTCCCAAGCGCCAGATAGGACACTGTCTGTTGCAATTGCTACACCAGTTCTTGAATGCACGTATTCTGTCATTATGCACCTGCTCCTCCTGCGGCGGCTGGAACAACGCGAGCGAATGCGTCTGCGTCAAGAATACCCCAGCCGATAAATGCTTCAGCACGAAGCAAGATTTCATTGTGCGCTTTAAGGTCACGACCTGCACCATCTGGGTCACCATATTCGATAACTTCCAAAGGAATGTTTTCGGCATAACCCCATTTAAACATGTTTTGGAAATCGCCAGCGATGACGTGGTCTTTTTCAGCTGTTCCGCCAGTTGCAACTAAGTTTTTATTGACATCTGAAGCCATACCATAAAACGAATCTGGATTTTGACCAAAGCGGAATTCTGGATATTGAACTACACCGTTCACTTTGATTTTAGCAAGTGATTGACCTGCGAGAGGTGACAATGCAAGACCAGTAACATCGTAGTTATTTGCTACCACGGTTTGAACCGCTGCATCAATATTGTCGTCAATTGCGTTAGCATCGAAAGTAACCACGTTGTCTGTAATCAAACCATCAAATGAATTTGTGTCACGGAATGACGCATCTGTCAATGATTTTGGTTCTAGGCCATGGATTGCTGCCAAGTCAAATGCAACTGCGATTTTTTTAGCAAAACCATCCGAAAATGCTTTAAGATAATTGATTTTCTTTTCTTCTGAAGCATATTTAAACTCGTCTGTAATACGTGCTTGATAAACGAATTTAAGCGGGCGAATGATTTTAGATGACATTGTCGCTTTTCCTGCGCCTTTTTGTTCACCTTCGCCAACGATTTGCGCATTTCCTTCAAGATTGAAGATAAATTGTTCAGAGCCGTTGAATGGAATAGGTGTTTGTGAAGCAAGTTTTGCCAAAACAGAGTGGCCTTGAACTTTAGACATAAGTTCAGTTACAAGTTCTGGGTTAAATAGTGAGTTGTTTTTAAGTGAGTTGTCTGCCATGATGTTATTCTCCTTCAGTTAGATTACGAGCCAATTCGGCCCAACTATTTTTGTCGCCAACAGGCGGTTCTGTTGATTTCAGCGGTGATTTGGGTTCTTTGGCTTTCATAAAACCTGCTAAAAGTTCTGCATCAGCTTTCAAAGCATTCTCATCATCACCTTGAAGACGTCCAGCCATATCAATTGGCAAGCCATACTCAAGAGCTACTCGAGTTCGCATCTTTTCTGTCTCATAACCAGAAATTTTTTCTTCTAGCTCCGCAATATGTTGTTCCTGCTCTGTTTTGCTTTGACCAGATTCTTCAATAGTCGCTTGTAAATCAACGTTTTCTTTCTCCAATTTCTGAACACGTTCTTTTAACTCGTCGTAATCGGAATATTTCTCTTTCTGGCGCGCCAAGCGTTCTTTTAAGATACGATCAAGTTCTTCTTGTGTTTCAATTGGTTTAAATTCAGACATATCAATGTCTCCTTTCTCCGCATTTCCCGTGCGTTCGGTAATTTTGAGCACAAAAAAAGCACCTTGCGGTGCAATTTAATAGCTAACTTTTTGCTTTTTCTTGGGTTTGGTTGTTGCACAAGCCCAATGTGCCAGCAAAGCACTGTCCATAAGACTAATATCCATATCATCGAAGTGTGAACGATATCCAAAGCCACCATTTGAACCAATATTACGTTTGTCGCAATTGGTTGCAACTTTAGTAAGTGATGGTTGACCAGCGTGGCAAAGAGTTTGCTGATAAATAGCTTGTTCCCACATCGAATTTGCAACAATGATTTCTTTTACTGTTGGCAAAATCGTGTTTTTGATGTGGAAGTCTTTCAATTCATCATTCAAAATCTTTTGGCCACTAGCACCATCAATTACAATTTGTGCAATATCCGCTTGTTTTAAAAAGTTGATAATCCAATGATTGCCATTACGAACAGATTGACAATCTACCGTTTCGACGAAGACACGTTTATCTTCTGTACGAACTGCCACACTAAGAGCAACGTTCGTACCGTCTTGCCCATACTTAATACCGACAAATAATTGCCCTTGCAGTTGTGGTAAATCTTCGATTTTTAAAGCATTCCATTCGGTTTCAGAAATAGCTGATTTTTGATTGTAAGTTGGCCAATAGCCAAGACGTTGAACATTGTGGTCAAGTTTATCTTCACCAAGTTCAGCTTCAATTTTACGCTCATTCAAATGGAATCCCATTGACGGGTTTGAATTGTACCAAGCATCAACATCATCAATTTCTTTTTCTTCAGAAACAGACCATTCAGCCCATCCAGAATACTTACCACGGCCAAAGAGACAAGTTTCGCGATATTTTGTAAATACTGTACCACTTGAAACTGGTGTTGGTGGTGTACCACACATGATTGTCATCGGATTATCACTATCTGTCACGGTATATTTCAAAGCAGACTCTTGTTCTGTGGTATATTCTTGCGCTTCATCAATAACCAATAAATCAAAACCTTCACCAAGACCGCCGTTGGACGTTCTGGTGCGGTACTGCACAACCCCACCTGTTTCATAAAGTTCAATACGCTCTTGGCCTTTGGCACGAATAGAATTGAAATCTTTTCCGTCCTCAAGCCCCATTTTTTCCAGGTATCGTTTGACTTTTTCAAAAGATGAGTGTGATGTGCTGATTCGGTGCGCTGTGTGCAAGATGTTAAGCCCATGGTATAGGCCCCACAGTTCAAGCATATAAATAATTTCTGTCTTACCGTTACGACGAGGGATAGAATAGCCAAACTTTTGGTGTGTCCAAAGCCCATCTTCTTCAATGGCCATTACGCTTCTTAGAAGATTTTTCTGCCATGGATAACTTTTTAAACCCGTTCTCTCGTATATCTCGATAGCTTCATCAGATAAAGATTTGTCAAATGGAAGAATTACCGATTGAGTAGGATTTTGATTGCCAAGTTTTTTCTTTTTCTCAGCCATAACTTTTCCTTTCAATCATGTAATTGCATGATAACCCTGTCGCTGGGAGGTATTAATCTTTAAACATTTTTTTAAATTCTTGATTAATCGCGTTTATTATCCCGATAGTGAATACAACGAAAATAAAAAGCATCATTCCCGCCATTGTGGCACTAGCCAAGAATTCCGAAAAGTTCCAAAGTATGTTAATCATTTTTTCTCCTTTACAAGCTCAATAAGCGTGTTACATCTTTAGGTTGATGACCATCCCATTCTGGAGCACGTTCAAGCTCCTTAACATCAAAAAAGTTCCAATTATCAATATGATAATGATAAGAATATTGTCCTTCTGGCGTTTCGATACCAACAATAAAATAATTATCATACATAGACCCGTCAGCGTGTTTTTTAGATTTCCATGCGTTTGCTTTGTTTTTATTACAAATAGCCGCAAATAAAATCATTCTGTGATAATAAAGTTCATTAAAACTATGTGAACCATCATTTATTAACCCACGACATCGATTTAACTTTTCATCAATAATAAACTGAGCATGATGAAGATATTCTTCTTCAGGTATATCAAACTTCATTTTTTCTCCTATTTTTGGGTATAAAAAAAGCACCCTAACCTATTTACTTGTTAGTGTGCTTAGTAAATTTCTAAACCTTTAGCATAAGCTTCTTTTGCTTCTGCCAGTGTCATTTTATTGGGACCACCATCAATATTTGTTTCGCCTGTATTTTCCCAATTGCATTCACAGACGTCGAACAATTGAACTAGTCTTCCACAAACAGGACAATGGATACATTCTTCTCCATCAACCATTATGATCTCTGTCGTAGTTTTCATTGTAGTATTCTTCTCCTTTTTCTGGTCTCAACATCGTATTAATTCTGATTTTACCGCTAGTAGTACGATTGCCAATAGCCATGATGTTATTCTTCTTGTCATATCTTACTCTGCGACCTTTATCAGTTTCATAACCTATAACATCTTCAGTAATTGGTTGTGACAACAAACTTGCAGCTGCTTTTTGATAATCTTCTTTAGTAAGATTTTGAACAAATTCTTTAGCATGCTTTTCAAAATGCCCGTTAAAAGATTTTTCACTTGGAAACTTAGCTTCACTCCAAACGACACGGTCTTTTAGCTCCTTGTATCTTTCAACGTCATTATACTTCAATTCCTGAAATTTAGCTAGCGAAACAGGCACGAATTTAGAATCAAGTTTTTTAGCAAATTCCAGATATTCAATTCTATCACTTTTTCTGTTGTTGTCACTAATATCAATGTTCATTTGACGCCGTTGTTTGCGTTCGTTTTTGCTGTCTGCGGTTACCTTTTTAGACCAAATGTTCTTTTTTTTGCCGTCACCAGGTTTGTAATCAACAGTGCAACGGCAATTTTGATGACGTCTGTAAACGTCTTTAGGAACATCTGGATAATTGTAACTTCCAGCTAAACTTTGACACCATTTACAACAACGACCAGCTGTTTTTCTAACAATTTTAGGTTGGAGACCAGCTTTTGCGTGAAATTCAGCATTTTTCTTAATACTATCATCGACAATACTTTGCGTGAAATTGACGATTGGCTCTCCTAAAAGCCATTTAACATCATCGAACTTGTCTTCTCTTGAAAACCGCTCGATAAAACCATTAATCCTATCTTGATTTAATTCAACAGGTTGCGCAACAAGGCTTATTTTTGCCGATTCATTCAAAACTGTTTGAACCTTGCTTGAATAATCCGCTACAAGCTCATGATTTTGCTGTAAAACTGGTTCTAGCAAACGTTTTGCGATATTATAATACATTTTACCGTCTGGCAATTTATCTGCCGTTACAGACGTTGCGAGAGCTTTAGAGAGTATCTCTCCGACTTCGATGGCAAAATCATTTGCATTTGCATATGTTGCTTTTTTAGCTTCGAGAGTTTTTAAAGCTTTGACAACAACCTCGCTCTTACCAAATTCCTGCCCAAAATTGTCTTGAACCTCTTCTAGAAGTGCTGGTAATACGTCATCATTCATCGTTATTTTCCTCTACTACCGGAGCAACATTGCCCGAACCTTTAACACCAGTCAAATCTCGAATCGTTTCACCATCTACGAAACCAGGAATGGCTTGATTAAGCTTGATAGCACCATCTCCAATCAGTGTTAATGTGCTTGCGTCGGCTTCAAACAGCGGTTCCCACTTGACAGACGTATTCACGAATTGACTACGCAAATACTGAAATTCATCTTGCAAGCAAATAGCGACATAAGCAACGTTTAACAATCCACTTCCGAGCGAACGTTGAGCTTTGCGACCTGCCAAACGTAAATTCTCATGGCTAGCTTTAATTGCCTCAACACTTGATGGATTGTCTGAAACGAAACCAAGGTCATCTAAGGTCAAACCCATTTCACCAGCAAAACCAGCTGCAGCCGTTCGCAACTGTTCAGTAAACGGCGACATGCTCGCAGTTGTAAATTGTCCAACGACTGGGTGGTCGCCATCGTCATCTTTATCAATTCGCAACAATGATGATACTGTAGCTTTCCAAGTGTCCATTGCTTCCGCATCTGGGTCCATACCTAAAATGTATTTTTGAGGATATGAGTAAAATTCGGCAGTAACATCAGCTCGCTCAAGTGTTCTTTTTGCGTATCTTTGATAATACATACCAGAGCGAGTAATTCGACTGCGTCCGAATGGTCTGACGGCATCTGGGCGATGAATAACAGGAACAAGCAAAGGCACTCCTGTAGGGTTAGAAACTCTAAAAGGCGTTTCATCTTTTGGATAAAACCAAGTTTCTTCGTCGGTGAAATACGCTTCTAAAATCGGGTTATCGTTATCATCGCGTTGTAAAACAGCGTAACCTTCAGTTAAAAGGCCCGTGATTGGATCAATAACACCCGTTGCGTTGCTTGCTTCGATGACCTGCAGACGAACTCGCTCATCCTCGTCTTTCGAGAGGTAAACGAAACAGCATGAGCCAATTAAGGCAGACAAAACTGCACTATCAAAAAAGATATCGGGGTTATTTTGAGCGAAAATAGCATTAACATTATAATCATCGTTAGCGAATTCTCGAAAAACTAGTCTGTCCGCTAAGCTATCAACGCCCTTTGCTGACCAGCCTAAAACCGCTTGATACTTGCTTATAATTTGATGTGGGATAGTTAGTCCTACTGGTGGGTCATAATGCTTCATAGCGTACTGTCTATACCGCATTTTAACCCTTGGACGTACCGTTGAAAGCTTGCGCTTCAAGTAATTCATTCCTTTTAAACTCAATTTTTACTCCTTTCGAATTTGGCGCGAGAAAAAATGTACAGTGACGGCTTGAACCTCGGCCGCGAGAGCGGAGGGGGTCCCATGCCCCAACTTAAAAAACTTTTAAAACTGAATTAAAAAATTATTTTGAAACATAATTTAACCAATTTATGGTTTGCGGCAAGTTGCGATTGCCAATCACATTCGTTCCTTTTCCTTTGCTTGGCTCATCATTGTATAACTTATCTGACTTCTGCCTATTGCAGTGCCAATGCGCAAGCTGCAAGTTATCAATGTCAGATGGATGACCGCCTTTTGCAACTGGAATGATGTGGTCAATGACAGGCGACAAAGGGTGCGGATACTTCAGCGATTTATCTACAGGCTTACCACAAATACCACAAACGTTTCTAGTCTTTAATATTACTTTCTTATTCTTCTCGAATGCGACGCGGTGGGGGCCGTGTCTATCGGGGCGGGTATCTTTTGCCATAGGGGTATCCTCCAAAAAAGGGGCGGGGTATTTGACTACCTCGTCCCTCATTTCTTGATGATACTATAATAACACGTTGAAACTGCAGTGCACTGTCTCATTATGTTTTATTATGCCTTGATATGACTGCTTATGTCAGCACTTTCAAGGTCCTTTTGTGCTGCTTTCTTCAATCTAAAATAAGTACGCTCGCTAATTCCCATTTCGTCCATCACTTCATACATCGACATCTTATCAATATATACGAGACTTAAAATAGTTCTGCTTGCAGTATCTTCCAGACTATCAATCATACCTTGCAATTCTCTGCGCTTTTGAATAGCTTCAACAGTCTTATTATCAATCTCATCAATCGAATCAAGCAATTCAGCATATACATCATCTTGTTTCCTGTTTAATCCACCTTTGACTTTATCAGCAGACCATCGAGGACTTGAAAGCAGTGAAGCATTAAGCCTATCTCGCCTTCTAATCAAGCTTTGAATATATAAATCTAAATTCCTTAAATCTTTCAAAATAGTCTTAGCTCTGCTCACTTTCTTTCCTCCCGATATGATATAATAGATGTAACGTTTTCAATCATATCGAGCTTGCGTGTGCAGGCTCTTTTTTTTATTTAAAATACAGGCAGGCGCACGACCTGTAAAGAATTACCATGATTCACGCCTTGCATAATCACAGCCGACTGATAAACTGCTTTAGAATGAGTTTAACCAAGAAAAGAAGTCCTCGTTTCTTTTTTATTTCAGTCTATTTGCTAGCGAGTAACCCGATGAACACACTAACTAATGCACTAATTTTGAATGGGTTAAAGCTAAAATATTTTGTAAGAAGGAGCTTTAACACCTCTATCTTTTTTATTTTTCGGGTTATACCAACCGGACGAGTCGAACGTCCGAAGTACCGTTGTTGGTTATGCTTCTAAATCGATATTTTCAATTTCAGCACGTTGTTTTAAAATGCTAAGATATGCTTTCATTACATGGAATTGGCTTTCAAGCAATTCATATGAACAAGATGGTTCAAAATCCAAATCATCTGTCAACCATCTATCAAGCATGGCTCCTAATTTCTTAGTACGTTCTTTTAGTTCTTTGTATTCATTAATAAACCTTACTTTATAAGCTTCCATATTAATACTCCTTTATTCTTCTACTTCGATTTCGATACTGTGTTCATACACTTGAACACTAATCACAGTGTATGATATGTACATGGTTCAATCTCACCATACAGCTTTACTTTCACTGATGGCTCATTCCACATAATATTCATCAAATCTTCTAAAATAATCACTTCATTCTTACCTCAATTTCAAATTCATTATCTTCAAAAGTCACAGGGATAGTTGTTTTCTCTGTACCTTTCTTAAGGATAAGTTCTAACATACTTTCGATGATTGCTTTACCAATTTTAAGCTGTGCATCTAAAAATCCAAATGGTATTTCATTGTATTTCATTCTTCATCCTCATCTCTGCTCACAAGCTTAATCTCAAGCCTTGCTTTAAGACCATTGATTTCAAAGTCTACTTCAGCATAATCTGCTTTATCTTCAGCCATAGTGTGTAACACATCTGCTAGCGTTGTTTCATTGAGTTTCATTGCTCTTCCTCTCTATAATTCAACCACGGCTCAATAGAACTGTGCTTCCCGCATTTTGGGCATTCAAGATGATAGTTTCTGCGAAAACTAAGCACACCCTTCGTCTCTTTCTTTACATAATCGTGTTTGCAAAAGAATTGTTTCAAATTATGTCTAAGTTCTTTCTTTTGTTCGTTGAACTTATAAGCAATCTTTTTAAGAGTATCGAACATCATTTCACCTCTTTATATGTTTGCTCAAAAATGTCTTTATCACAGACGTAACATTCACCAGTTTGGTTCTTGATAAGATAATCACCATCTGAGAAGTACATTTTACCCTCAAGTGTATTAAGTGAGTGATTCACAAATTCATTACCAGAAGTAATCTCTTGTGGATAAGCAAATGCTCTAAGTTCATCTTGATTATCAGGTGTAACACGAATTGCTCCAATAGGTGTCGTTTTGATGTACTTTTTAATCATACATCCA